GGTCACCCTTATATTTTTTAGGATAAGATGGTTGATATTTTCCCTTATATGACATCTAAATAACTAATAATAAAGTAGTCGTGTAGGTATTTAGAGTGCCAAGACCAAGAAAAATATCAGAGTTCAAACCATTAATCACAAATCTTGCACAAACATCACATTATCAGGTAATGTTTGGTGGATTGAATGGTCCTCTTATGTCTCACCTAACTTCAAGAGGTGTTGATACGAGATTTATCACAGAGTCTTCTGGTTTATTATGTTCTTCTGCTTCCATTCCTGGAAGTTCATTAGCAACAGCAGATATTAGTGGAAACTTTATGGGTGTGCAGGAAAAAATGGCACACACACGAATTTTCACTGAGATGCAATTAGAATTTTATGTTGATTCTGATTATAGAATGATTAAATTCTTGGAGCATTGGATGGAATTTATTACAGACGCATCAGAGGTAGATCAGTCTCAAAGAAGATATTATTATAGAATGAGATATCCTAAAGATTATAAGTGTGATAAAACAAAGATAATAAAATTTGATCGAGATCACAAAAAAGAATTGGAATATACTTTTATTGGATTATTTCCGAAAAATTTATCTTCTATTCCAGTTTCATATGGCACCTCTGATGTTTTAAAGGTAAATGTCGCTTTCGAATATGAGAGATATATTGCCGGTAAATCTACATCTAAGAGTGTTGCTACCGGTACTAGTGGTAATAGAGGAGCAACTGAATCGGATGCACGAGCACTTGCTGATGATACTGGAAGAAGTATACAAGATGCAAGAATTCTTGCTAGTGGAGGATTTATCGAAACAGAGTTATAGAATAACCATCTAAATAAAAACAACTGAACTTATAATGGATTAGTATGCCTTTACCCAAGATTAATACTCCGACTTATGAGTTGGAATTGCCTTCATCAAAAAGAAAGATTAAATACAGACCTTTTTTAGTTAAAGAAGAAAAGATTCTAATTATTGCAATGGAATCTGAGGATCAAAAGCAAATTACAAATGCAATCAAAACTGTAATTGGCAACTGTATTCTTTCCAGAGGAATTAAAGTAGAAAAACTTTCTACTTTTGATATTGAATATCTTTTCTTGAATATCAGAGGAAAATCTGTAGGAGAGGAAGTTGAAGTAATGATAACATGTCCAGATGATGAAGAAACACAAGTCCCGGTGACAATTAATCTTGATGAGATTAAAGTTATCACAGACAAGACTCATTCAAAAGATATCACATTGGATGAAAATCTGACCATGAGAATGAAATATCCATCATTGGATGAATTCATTAAGTCTAACTTTAGTTTTGATGGAAACTTTGGTGTTGATGAATCATTCAAACTAATTGCTTCATCGATTGAACAAATTTACAGTGAGGAAGAATCATGGAGTTCTTCTGATTGTAGTGCAAAAGAAATGATTGAGTTTGTTGAACAGTTGAGTTCAAAACAATTCAAAGAAGTTGAAAATTTCTTTGATACAATGCCAAAACTTTCTCATACAATCACTGTAAAAAATCCAAAAACTGGAGTAGAAAGTGAAGTAGTTCTGGAAGGATTATCGTCTTTTTTCGAGTAGGTATGGCTCATACCAATCTTGAGTCATACTATAAGATTAATTTTGCCTTGATGCAGCATCATAAATATAGCTTAACAGAGTTAGAAAATATGATACCTTGGGAGAAAGAAATTTATCTTACTTTATTAGAGCAATATATTGAAGAAGAAAACCTAAAGCAGAAGCAAAGCAGTGGTATCTAGTAGAATTAGTTCCAAACCACAACTAAACTTAAAGAGAAGTAAAGTCTCTCTGCAGAAAATAGCGCCTTCTTCAAATATTTCGTTAGAGAAAAGAATTTCAGTATTAGAACTTAATGTTGCACTTTTAGCAAAATCAATAAACAAAGAAGCAGATCTTGAAAGGAAAGCACAAAGAGATTATGAGAAGGATGTAAAAAAACAAGAAGAAAAGAAACTTAGATCGGGTGAAGAAAAGCAATTAGAGAAAAAATTAAGTAAGTCTATATTATCACCAGTAGAGAAGCAAGGAAAAAGAGCAGGAGGAATTCTTGGGAAGTTAAAAGACTTCTTCATGCTTCTGTTGGGTGGGTGGTTAACTAATAGAGGATTTGCTGCTCTAACGGCATATGCAGAAGGTGATACCGAACAATTAAATTCAATAGCATTGGAAGTTGGAAAAACTCTTGCTATTGTTGGTGGTATATTTTTAGCACTTAACGTTGGAATACTTGGAATTGTTGGTACTATTGGAAAAATAGCTCTTGCTATTACTTTAGCACCATTTAGATTTGCATTCAATAGAATTAGAGATTTTTTTAAAGGAAGACAACAAAGCACCCCAAAACCAAATGCACCTAAACCAAAACCAACTCCAGGATCTGGTGGGGGAGGTGGTTCTGGATCTAAACCTCCTGGTGCTGGTGGTCCAGGTGGAACAAAACCACTTTCTCCTGGTAGTGCTAGTAGATTCTCTGAATCAAATCTTAGAGCATTCCAGGGAAAGGCAAATCTTGGAGATAAGTTAAGATTATTCTATAGGGGTGGATATAAGGAATTATTGAAGAGTTTTATGGGCAGTGGTCCCATGCAAGCAGTTAAAGGAGTTGTAAATTTTCTAGCAAAAGCAGGAGGTTTTGTTGGTGGTAAGTTTCTTAAAACTGCTAAACATGTATTGGGACTTTTTAAACCACAAAATTTAAAAAAGGTTGGTGATGCTTTAGGAAAATCAAGAGTTTTGGGTAGACTTTTAGGTCCATTATTTGCACTGATTGATATTCAAAGTAGATCGAGCAGTGGAATGTCACCGGCACAAGCAATCATTCCTGCATTATTAAAAGCATTATTAACAAGTGGTGGTGCTGTTTTAGGCGGATCAGTTCCAATTCCTTTTCTTAACGTTTTGACCTCTTTTGCGGGAGCATGGGCTGGTGGTTGGTTAGGTGATCAACTTATGCAAGGAATTGATGGTATATGGGACAAATCTTGGGACAAAAATTTCTTTGCCGGATTTAATAATGCTGTAATTGATATTGGAAAAAATGATCCTACAGGATTAATATCTAAAGTATTCCCTTATGAAGGCACTGAGAAAAAATATACTGCAACTGCAAATCCACCTTCCACTCCTCCATCAAATAAACCGGCAGCAAAGGTGAGTAATTCAACAGGAACTGTATCGACACCACCAGCACCTGCTCCTGGTGGTGGAAACACAACAGTGGTTTACAAAAAGGTGCGTGGAGCAGGTGCTGGAATGCAGGGACAACCACTTAAGACTGGATCTGCGACTGATGTTCCGTTAATTGCTTCGGCAAATCCCAGCAATTTCTACACGATGTATTCTCAATTACTCTACAACGTGGTGACCTAAAATGGCAATAGGAGCAGTCGCATCAGGAGCAGTAAGAATAGGATCAATGTTTGCCAGAGGAACTGGATCTCTACTTGGTAGAGGTGGTGGAATGCTGCATAAAGCAACACTTAAAAGAAGTAAAATAAGAAGAGAAAATTTCGTAAGAACTAGAAAGTTAAATAAAGGTCTTATCGAAACTAGAAGAAGAAGAGAAAAAGAATCAATGTTGGAGGCTTCTAAGTTGGGGAGGGGTTCTAGTAGTGGAATCGTTAAACTTCCCGGTAGTAGTTTTTTTGGAAAAGTATTAAACTTTATTGGCATTTTAATTGTTGGTTGGTTAGTGAATAATCTACCTAAAATTATTGAGTTTGTACAGAATTTAATAACAAGAATTCAAAAATTAGTTGATTCATTAAAAAGTTTTGTCAAAAATCTTGGAGATTGGTTTAAATCTATTGGTGACATAGTTTCCGCAGGGTGGAGTAATATAAAAAATCTTGATTTTACTGATAGTGAGGGAAAATTAAAGGCTGCAATGGATAATTTGGATAAAGCATTTAAAGGAATGCAGACTGATGTTGAGGGCATGAAAAATGCTCTGACTGCTGATGTAAATGAACTCAAAGGAACTTCCGACAATACTGGTGAAACCAGTGGATCTTCGGTTACAGGAACAGATGCGGAGAAGTATAAGCAGTTCTATGATATGGCACAAAAAGCAGGTGCAAAATATCCAGAATTAGTTGCAGCACAATTTGCACTAGAATCTGGATATGGTAGTGCAATATCAGGATCTAATAATTATTTTGGATTAAAAGCAACTGATTCAGAATCTGGAGCAATGAAAGGAACAACAGAGTTCACTGGTGGAGTAGAGGGAGCAACAACGGCAAAATTTATGAATTTTGGAAGTGCACAGGAATCTGTCAATACTCTTGTCAATAGATGGTATAAAGATTATGGAAACTATAAAGGAGTAAACCGTGCGTCAAGTGCACAAGATGCTGCTAAACAATTGCAACAACAAGGATATGCAACTGATCCAAACTATGCATCCAAATTGAAGAGGATAATGAAGCAAAATGCATCTGTGGTGAATCAAGGAGGTGGTAGTGGTGGAAGATATGGTGGAGGAGGGAATGTTGTAGAATACATCACAGGAGATAGAGGACATCCAAACTTTGAATATAATGGTCATGGAAGAGAATCAAACTATCATGATCACATTGCCTTTAGAACTCTTCAGGATAAAGAAAGGGCAAAAACAGCATTAAGAGCAGCAGGAATACAAGTAGGTAGTGAATACAGACCAGGAGATCCTGGATGGCACGGAGCAAACTTGGCAATTGATGTTCCTGGGGCACAGTGGGGTGGTAGTGGTGCAATCGGACAACGAGAATTTAATGGATCTGCTAAAGTAAGACAGGTATTAAGAGATGCTGGATTTGGTGGAGGTGGATTGGGTCATGGAAGAAGTATGATTTCAAGATCTACGGGAAGAATGCCAGATATTGGATACTCGACCGGACCCAAAAATAAACTGATAATTATTGAAGAAGAAGGACCAATGCCAATGATGCAACAATCTTCTGGAAAGTCCTCCCCAGTTATTGTTATGGGTGCATCGTTAAATAGTATTATGAAAAGAAAATTGTTAACCGACTTAGCGTACACATAAATGTCAGCAGCAGGATCCTCTCTCTACGAGATATTAATATTAGAATCTAATGATAAAAGTAAAACTGTTGATTTGAAACTGGGTGCAGTTTCTATAGATTACTATGAGGATATTTTTTCTCCAACAATCACTGCAAAAGTGAGAGTTATTAATACTGGAGATTCGATTACAAATGATAAGAGTGGTAAATTAGAATCAATATACAATGGTTTACCACTTAGAGGTGGTGAAAGACTCCGTATGAAAGTCTTAGACAACGGTGACGAAAAGAGAGGACTTGATTTTTCAACAACACCCGAAAAGTATCTTTATGTTTCGAGTATTACTGATGTAATATCCCAGTCTCAAAAGGAAAGTTTTTTACTTAACTTAGTTTCAAGAGAAGCAATTACAAATGAGACTACGAGAGTATTCAAAAAATATGAGGGAACAATTGATCAATCCACGACTAAAATTTTAAAAGATATTTTGAAGACAACTAAATTTGATGGTAAAAACGATATAGAAAAGTCACAAAACAAATATTCATTTATAGGAAATTCTAAGAAACCATTCACAATTTTGATTTGGTTAGCATCAAAAGCAGTTCCAGTTTCCTCCGGAGATTCTACTGCCGGATTTGTTTTCTATCAAACAAAAGATGGATTTAAGTTCAAGTCTATTGATGGATTAATTAAGCAAGAACCCAAGGCAACGTATTATTATTCGGAAGTTAATGAGAGTGAAGTTGAAGTTAATAATGACTTTAAAATTTTAAATTACTCTACAGACAAAAATCAAAATCTAATAGAAAAACTTAGATTGGGTGCTTTTTCTAGTGAAAGAATTTTCTTTGATCCTTTGACAGGAACAATAACACCACCAGAAAAAAGAAAATTTCAATTTAAGAAATATAAAGATAAATTAGAAAATCTTGGAGGAAAGGGAAATATTTCTCTACCAAAAATGAATGAAAATTCGGACGAATCTTTGGGAGATGCTCCAACAAGAATTCTCACAGATATTCTTAGTATTGGAACATTGAACAATGGGGTTTCTACACAATTAAATGCAGATCCCGGTGAATATCAGGCACAATCTATCATGAGATATAATTTGCTGCTTACACAATCAATAAGTATGATGATTCCTTGTAATACTAATTTGAGTGCTGGAGATGTAATCAGATGTGAATTCCCAAAAATTTCATCAGCTGACTCAGATCAAATTGATACGGAGGTGAGTGGTTCATATATAATAAAAGAATTATGCCATCATTTTGAACCAAATAATTCATATACTTCCTTGAAATTAATTAGAGACAATTTCGGCGTCAGAAAGATAGGAGAATAATGATAGAAGAATCAAGCATTAAAAGTAATTTTATCGGTAGAGACGGATTTCGTTGGTGGGTAGGACAGATTCCACCAATGGAATCAATGTCCGAACAATTTGAAGGTCAGGGATGGGGCAATAGATTTAAGGTTAGAATCTTAGGTTATCATACTCTCGACGAAAATGAATTAAAGAATGAAGATTTGCCTTGGGCAATAGTGATGCTTGGTACCACTGATGGAACAGGATCTGCAAACTTTGCAAAAAGCACAAAGATAAGACCTGGAGATGTTGTCTTTGGATTTTTCATAGATGGAGATAATGCACAAAATCCTGTAATCATGGGATTACTTGGAAATACTGATCAATATCAAAAAGGAAATTA